GCGTGTTTTTTTTGGTTTCCGATTTTGAGAGCGTGTTTGGGTTTGGTTGCCTGGGCGTGCGGCTTGACGTGCTCGACCTTTGGCTGCTTTGTAGTTGGCTCCGCGTCGTGCGTTGCATGGCTTGCATGAGGGAACCAAGTTGTCGGGTGTGTCGGTTCCGCCTCTGTCGTGCTCAATCAGGTGGTCTGCTTCGGTGGCTTGGCGTTTCTTGCACCAGTGGCACCGGGGTTTATCCGCCAGGAGTTCGCGGCGTGCTTTGAGGTAGGCAGTATTGGATGTGCGCTTAGGCATTGTGGTTTGGCTGACGCGCTTCGCTTGTCCTAGCGCCCTCGCGTTGCTCGGTTGCTATCGCATCTACATAGCAGAGGTAGCACACTGGCCCGGCTTCCGTGAGTTGGTCACCGTATTTGGTTGAGAGGTTTGTTTCACCGCAGTCGCGGCAAGTGCCAATTTCAATCACTGTTTCGTAGCTGCATTTGATTTTCATGTTGTCAAGGTTACTTAGGCAGAGTGCCCCCGGGCACCATCCCGACCGTTGTTGAAGCACGGTTCACACTCGCCACGCAATGGATCTGTTTGCATGGGCTGCCCTGCCCTTCTAATGGGCGAACTAGGGATGATGAGTCCTCGAGGATTTGCACCTGCATCAGGTCACGCGGCCTGAACGCACCAATGAGATTGGCTTACTTAGGTTGTATTGCTGCTTCTATGAACGCTTGGTATTCCTCGTCTGGTGTGTCAAATGCGAAAGGTCGGCCCTTTACGCCGTTGTGCTTTGTTTCAATAAAGAGATACCAGCCGAAATGGTATTTGCCGTTGGGATAATACTCTTTGGCTGGAACACAGCTAATGCTCTTGATGTTGTCATGCGCAATCAAACGAAACACGTCCTCAAAGGCCATCAGTTTTTCCACGCTGTGATTACTGCGCTGGCCTCTTGCTTGCTTAACTCATCGAGCTTGACGACCTCACGATTCAGCACTGTGCCAATCTCACGCATTGTCTGACTGCCCGGTGTAAAGCCTCGGGTCTTAGCCAGCACTCGAATCATGCCAATTTGCTTCTCTGACGCTTTGCCAGGGCCAGCCTTCATAGGTATGACGTTGGTCTGTGGTTCGCCCGTGAATGGGTCTGGGATGGGTTCGCCATCGTCATACCGGGCAATCTCCACACGTGGCTGTTCTTGGCGTGCCATGACCTCTTGCTTGGATGCCATTTTGTGGTCAATGCCAAAGCCCATCATGCCCAAAGCGCGACCAAGCGCCGAGGTGCTGGCGTTCATTTGCTCTGAGTCTTTGGTGTATGGCGTACGGCCCGGAAATGGCTCCCAGCAGTATGCGATGCACGGTAGTTGATCGTCTTTGTCGCGCCACACTGTGCAACGTATCTCGATGTACAGCTTGTCGTTGACTTCACGGAATGTGGGTTGCGACTCCTGTACTCGTAGGTCTGGGAACTTGTCTAACGCCATGCGTAGGCGTGTTGGTACGTCAACGTAATTATCAAGGTTGAAACTCATTTGCTTTTTTCCTCCAATAGCAGCATCAGGTTGAACCATTCATCCACTGGCATTACAGCCATCCACTGTGCAACATCGGTGTGCCCAGGTCGTTTGCAAATGATTACGCCTGTGTAGGCATTGGCGTGCGTCATTTGTGCTCGCAACTGCCTGAAATAGCCAGCCCAGTCGTGGGCTTTGCGGTCTTTGACCTCAATAACGACACCGGGCCAGCCTGTGACATCGCCTTTGTCATCGTGGGTACCTGCTTGGATACGGTCAGCTTTGATTCCGTACTTTCGTAGCCATTTGACTACTGCAAGCTCTGCAGCGTGGCCTTTACGCTTCTGTGGGCTTGTCACGCCAAAACTCCATGTCTCCTAGTACGTGTAGTGGGGCATCGAGCAGTTGATCGCGTGCGTCTGCCATGTGCAAGCAGTTCAGGTAGCCGATTGCGTCAACTAATGAGTCCTCGTGCATTTTTTCGTTGTCCAGGCTTTTCATCAGCCGAGCTAATTTGACTGCCACCATAAACATGATGGCCTCTTGCACAGTCAGGTTGTGCTTGAAGTTCGTGAGCACGCCAAAGATACGACGCACCATGGTGTAGTCCGTGAATGGGTGACCGTACTGTTCCATGCGCTCACCGTTCTTGGTGAGTTGCCATGCTCGATACGCGGCATCGCCCGGGTCAATGTTGCTGCTCACTTTTTCCTCTCCGTGGTTTTGACAATGTAGTACACGCATGCGACGATGTACCCGGTGAACACTGACGCAAAGAAGTGATCAGCCCACGACATTGTTGTACGTGCTCCAGTTCTGCCAGCCGTAGTTTGTTGCGATGTGCCATGCCACCCACAGATTGGTCAGTGGGTCAAACAGTTCGGTGCAGTTATCAATCATGCCTTTGGTTTGCAAGTAGCCGCGAGGCCAGTATTTGTTGGGTTGGCACCATGATGGCGTGTGAATCTGCATTAAACCGAAACTCTGCCCATTGTCACCAATGGCGTTAGGCAGGCAGGCTGATTCAAGCTCTGCAACCTGTAGTGCTAGCCATAGGTCATCGAGCACAAAGCCTGCTCGTAGGGCTGTATCAGCCCATTCTCGGCAGCCTAGGCCTGTGTATGGGGGCATGGTTGTTACGACGCTCTCAGGGCTTCCTGATGCGTCTGAAGCGGTGTCCAAGTCCACCGTGCCCGAAAGGGGAGCCGTGTACACGGTGGACTCGGACACCAGCCCGATGGTGTCGGTTTGTGGGTCGGACGTAACAGCCAGGGTTACGCCAAATAGCCCGGACAAAGCCAAGGCGATCACTGCTAGGGGATTCATGCGACGCTCGGGTGTTCCGGGTCGATGCGAGGCTGATGGGTCAGTTTTGATGGCTCGCTCCAATCCTCGTCAGCGTTGAATCGGTAACGCAGCTGGGCCTTTACGACCTCGCCTTCAGCGTTCCTGAACACTACCAAGTGGAATTGTTGCGCTGTATCTGGACAAAGCCCGGTGAGGACTTCGTAGGTAATCAGGTTGTGTGTCATGTGTAGGCCCCTCCAGAAGCCTGTTTTGACCTTAGCGGCTCTTTCGTCGCTTGTGTGGGATGCTCAGTTTCTCCACTTTTCGTACCATTCCCCACGGTATGAGCAGTACGTTGTCGGCACCCTGATCTGCTGTGCAGGTCTGGATAAGTACACAGTGACGCTTGTACCGCTTCAGGATGCCTACGGACACGCATACCAGTGGCTGGTCATCAATGTCACCTAGTTCGTGCCATTCGTTGTTGTCCAGGCTGTGAGCGTCATGCCACGTCACCTGAACAATGGCTCCGTCTAGTCCAGCCATACCACGTACTCCGCCGCTACCCGTCCTTTGACTGGGTCAACGAAATGCAGGCGTTGTGACGGTATGCCGGTGGCTGCCACGAACTCTCGAGCGTATTCGTTGTGCGACTCTGGGGAGCCTGTCACAAAGATGCGGCCTCCGTTGCTCATGGTAAGTGACATTGGGGTGTGAAAATGGCCCATGTAGCAATCTACGAAATCCTCAATGACTCCACCAGCCCATGCGTTGACTTTGCGCAGAATGCCAAACGCTGGCGTGTTACCGCCAAAGCTTTTGATTTCATCGCCGTGCACAAGTAGCGCTGTGTAGGTGCCAATCTTGACAATTTGATACCAAGCATCAGATGACTGCCAATCCTTGACTAGATGCCCCACCTTGTTGCGTGCAATCTCATACGAGATTCGATCTACGTTGTCACCCTTTGGCATTTCGCCATAGCGACCAATGCGCCCATGGTTGCCGTATTCGCACACCACGCGCACAGTCTCAAAGTTGCTGGCAAGTGTTGTCACCGTTTTGGCAATCAGCCTGGACACCTCAAACAGTTGTTCGTATAGGTGGCTGTCCACTTCGTACGCCTGCCCAGGAAAGATGCCCATGCCTTCAACCATGTCACCACCAAGCATCAGCACCGCTTCGCGTACCGGGTGATGCTTGCGTTGAATTTCGGTAATGTGCAGCGCCTTGTCAATAAAGCGATCTATGCGTTGACCGCATGTTTCCAAGCCGTACGACACAGACTTCTTGCCGAGCTGCCAATCTGTGCAATGGATTACTGCGACCTCCGCTTTGCCTTTGCGAGTGTCCTTGGTCGGTGGCTTGACCTTTACTGGTGGCGTACCGAGGCTTGCATCCTTAGCAGCCTGATACACAGCCTGCACCAACTCGTCGTTCTTGACCTTCAGTTTTGCATACTGCTGCTGAGAACGCTTCAGCGCCTCACGCAACTGCTCGAGCGTCTGCTCCTCAGCAATCTCGTTACTTAGAGACATGCTTGCGCCTAAATCGGTAGACAACGTTCCAATCGCACTTGAACCCATGTTTGGTCAGCAGCCGGGCTATCGAGTGATTGCTGTAATCCAAGTTGTAGATGAGGTCGTACCATTCTTCGCCGTTTGGTTGTGCATCAATCCAAACGCCTAGGTCGTGCAACCTATTTTGTCTTGGTTCTATTTCGTCGCGCAAAGCCATTGCTGTGATCCTCCAGGTGGTTGTCTATCTTGTGTTCCACCCTAGTAAGTATCTTGCGGACGTATGCGTGATCGTCAGCGTTTTCTCGCCGGGCGCGCTCAATCAGGATGGCTGGCAGGACAGCTGCGCAGATGATGGCAATACCGCTAATTAGCGCTACGTAAATCTCGGTCGGCATGCAGGCTCACAAACTGCTGCACTTTCAAGGGTACCTTGTCCCCTGTGTAGTACCTGATGTGCCAAGGCTCTGATTGCAGTTCCCAGCAGAAGCCGTACCAATCAGCGTTAGCAAGCATCCATTTGAGTCGATCACCGCTAGCGCTGCTGACATCAACAGCCAGCCCGAGGTTGTGCATTGATGTGCCCGGTGTTGCCATTGGGGCCATGCCGGGCTTCAGGTAGTACTTCTGGCCTTTGTACGTGCGTACTGATGTGGTTGGGATAGGTGCTGTGGTGTACCGGGCCATAAAGCCTCGCTCTTGCGTCTCAAGGCTCCTGTACGTGTCTGCCACACTCGTGGGCTTGAACGGCCTGATGCCGTCAGCGTGTGCAGCTCGACGCATCGCCTCCCACGCTTGCGCCGCCAATGGATGTAGTTGCCCATAGGGCCGAATCGTTTTGAGCAAGTAGGCAGGCAATCGTCCTGGCTGTACGCCTCGTAGGTCAGCAGGTAGTACGACTGGCTTGACCGGGTATTTCACTTGCGTCCGTACCGCGTGTCTTTAGTGTTTGCCCAGGCGTAGATCATTGGCAGTACTGCTGCTATTCCGGCTTTTAGCGCGCTTTCTGCGTTGTAGTTGCTTGTGATAAGCACGGCGACGCTTCCAGCCACGAAAGCTTTCAACCAATCTTCGAGCATAGATGTCACCTTGGGAGACACGCATTACTCCTCGTCGGGTTCAGGTGGTGGCGGTGGTACTTGTACTACGCCATCAATGACTTCCCAGCCAATCGCGGCTGGATGTGCTTCGTCGTACTCGATGTAGTGCGCCGGGTCGTTGTTGACCCAATCGGGTGCTACGACTTCCACGTTGACTACCACGCCTTTGGTGGTGTCGGGTTCAACGATTGCTACTGTGCGTTCGCTCATACTTGGAACTCAATCCACACATAGCCGCTTCCGCCTGCTGCACCTGATGTGCCTGCTGTGCCGCCTGCTCCTACCGTAATCGTAATAGATGCGGCTGGCGTGACTGCGGCACCTGCAACAATGTAGGCACCATTTTGACCCAAAGTATTTACTGCAGATGTGCCGCCATTGTCGCGGCCAGTTGCGCCGTTGCCGCTATTAGCTGCACCTGCAAAACCATAGTTGCTAGCAGTTGTGTCTGCAACTCCGCCCGTAGCCGATACGGTGCCGCCTGAAAATGCGACCGATGAAGTACCACCTGCGCCTGCGCCCGAACCGGTGCCACCACCACCTGCTCGAATGTGAGCAATTGCATACGTAACTCCGGCTGGAACAGTCCACGTACCCGAAGCAGTGAATTCATCTACGTTAGTCACGCTTCCAAGGTTAGCCCACGAAGTGCCATTGTAGAACTGCACCTTGTCAGTGGACTCCAAATAACACAACTGGCCTTCCGCCAAAGTCTTTTCACCTGAGCCACCAAAAGCAGCGTCACGCGCTGTGGTGTCAGCGAACACTGGCACACCAGTGCGCGCGCTTTGATTCATTTGATCGGCAGTCAGAACCTGTGCAGCCGTAAATGTTGGAACAGTTGTCTGTGCGTTAGCGCCCATGGTTACCTCATCCTAATACGTTTGTGCCATCAAGTTGACCGTACACCGGGTCATCCAAAATGAGCTGGAACACGATGGTGGTCGGGGCTGTGTAGTAGGTAATGCGATGCCCTGACGCAAAATTGATGTTGCCCTCGATGCCTTCAATGCTCAGTTCTGACGTGATGGTTGATAGCCCGGTGATGTCTTTGGTGACAGTGATGGTGTCTCCGATGTCCACGGTGGCAGCCAGCGCTCGCTCGGCGTTGTCCAGCAGGGCAAAGCTGGTGCTGACAGCCGTGAAGCGTGGAGCAGGCTCAGGCTCAAGCAGATAGTCCGCTAGGTCATCAATCTCGGTTTGCTGATGCAGCAGGCTGTTGGTGATCGACTGCGACTGAATAAAGTACGTGGCCTGACTGGTCAAATCCTCAGCCAACGCATTCTTGCCATCAAGTGCTTGCACGTAGGCACGATTTAGCACGCCGTCAGCGTCAAACTCAATTTCTACGTTGTCATACGGTGTGTTGGTGTTGTCATCGGCAAACGTGATGACCGAACCGCTCAGTGTGGCTCCGATACGTGGCTGGAACGTGAACACGCCTGCCCTGCTCATAAACACTCGACCCTGCTCTGCCTGGTTGATTTGCGTAATGTACGCAAGGGTGTTTTGCCCGGCATTGAGCGTGTATGAGCTGTCGTGACCCAGGTTGACCGTGCCTGGGTCAATAGCCGTGGTGCCTGTGTAATTGACCTCTGGCAACGCTAGAACAGTCTCAATGCGTTCTCCCGAGGTTTCCGCACTCGGGTTGAACGCAGCCATCTGCGTCTGAGCCAGCAGGTAGAAATCGTCCGAGCACTGCACCGCCACCGTGTTAGGGCCAGCCAAAGCAAACTCATAGTTGTAAGCCGTGACGTAGCCAACAAACAGATACTCCGATGATCGACTCAGCCTGACTCGACGCATAGGTGCAAGCCCAGGTTTGTCGTTGCTCGGGTCGTAATAGGGGCTGGCAGTGTCATACGGCCCGAGAATGCCTGTCTCGTCGGACATGCGGAAGCTCATCGTCCCGGCACCGAACTGGTCGTCAATGTTGCGGCGACCTCGCTTGTAGGCAACCTCGGTCACATACTCGGTGATGTCTGCGTATGTCGTATTAGGGCCAAGCGTGTAGCTCGTATTGTTTAGCACGCCCTTGGTTGCGTCATCCAACCTAAATGAGTTGTAGTCAAAGCCTGTGTCAAGCTCGAGCAGGTAACTACCTGATTGGACAACGCTGGCAGCCATGGTTATGCAATCTGTACGTCAAGTGGGCCGCTGCGACGGTTGTACTGTTTCAATGCGTTTACGATGGTGTCGCCTAAGCGTTCATCAGCAATGGTGCTGTTGACCGTCACGTTGTACACAGCCTGCTTAGGCGCGTACGCAGCGTCCAGCATGGCTGGTACTTCGTAGTAGCGGCTCTTGGGGTCATACACCGAAGGGTCAAACGGTTGCACAATCATTTGACCGCCACCGCCACCGCGACTGCCGCCGCCACCGCCACCCGATGGGGCAGGCAACGTCACCGGGGCAATAGCCGGAATGCTCGGTACTTGAATCATGCGCTCCACTCGATCAGGGCCAACAGCTGTACCAGCAACACCGCTAGCAGTGCCCCCGCTACTGATGTTGAAGCGCGGCAAATTGATGTCACCCAATGGGTCAATGCTGACACCCGGCAGCAGGTTCAAGCCTTTGATGACCAGATTTATCATGCTGACGTACGTGTTGGCGATGCTCTCAAAAATGCCGATGATGAAGTTGCCCATCGTGGCAAATGCGTTCTTGACGCTGCCAGTCTTAGCGACCAGCACACCAAAGCCAGCCACCAACAGCGCCACAGCAGTTACGACCAGGCCGATTGGGTTAGCAGCCATCGCAAGGTTCAACGCCAACTGCGTCACCGTGATGACTTTCATTACTGCGTTCAATGCGAGAATTGCCCCGGCAAGGGAGCCGACAACAGCCATGACCGCTAGCACTTTGTCAGTGTTGTTTTGTACGTATTGCGCAAAGCGTTGCAGTACTGGCAGCAGGCGCTCGAGGATGGGCAGGAATGCTGCACCGATGGATTCCTTAGTTTCGCCAATGGTGAGCGATAGGCGTTTCATTTGACCCTCAGCGCTGTTGGCAGCCACAGCTGCTGATCCGCCGACCGTACCAGCCACAGCCGCAAACACCTCGTCCAGTGACGCGCCTTCTTTGATAAGGCTTCGTACCGAGGGCAGCAACGTGCCCAGCGCCTTCGTGTTGCCACCGTACGCCTTAGCAATGGCATCCGTAGCAGTGCCCAAATCAACGCCAGTAGCCGCTGCAATGTCGAGGGCCAGCGTGAGGCCATCCTGTGCCGAAGTCATCTCTCCGGTTACTTGGACAAGCGAGGCGAGGGCTGGGCGTAGTTCATCGTCAGCCACAGCCGCCGACATCATCGTGGATTCAATAAACGCCTCAGCGACCTTGATGTTGGCTTCCCCAGCCAGCGTGTTATTAGTAATGGCTTGGGCGAGCAGGGCTTGTGCTTTTGCGTCCTCAATAGCGGCCTTGGTTGCGTCACCGATGACCACAGCCAGCCCACCAATAGCCGCAGCTGCCGGGATGGCAGCCTTCTTGAGGGCGAACTGGGCTTTAGCGCCAGCGCCTTCAAGGTTCTTGAACTCGGCAACAGCCTTGCTAATGCCTTTGCCATCAAACTCGGAAATGATTGGGATTGTTACAGCCATTAGCGAGTCAGTCTATTCGTAGTGGCCTCATTGATTTTTTCTACGACTCGACCAAGGTTCTCGTTGACCTGATCGGCGTTGCGTTCGTATGAGGGCCACATCAAACGTGATGGTGCACCGTAAAGCGATGACAGCGCTGATGCCAAACGATTAGGTGCTCCACGGCCTGCCATGTCAAAGATTGTGCCTGCTGGGCTTTTCATTGTCACACTGAAAACAGCCAGGCTGTTTCCACGCCTGCGATTACTGAAACGCGCAATAATGGATTTGCTGACCGAGCTTTGTGCCCAGGGCATGAGCCTGCCGCCTTTCCAGTTGCGTGACATACCCGATAACGGCAGATTCACAACCTTGCTTTGAGCATCCTTGACAATCGGATCAACGATGGTCTTGAACTCTTTTTTGATTTCTTTGGCAAGCTCAGGTTCCATGCGCTGCAACTCGCGCAGCGTCTCTTTGACACCGACAACAGTTACAGATGTTTCAGCCACGTTGTTGTTGCTTTCTCGCCAGCAGTAACACGGTAGCCAAATCCTCAGAATCAAACTCGATGTCAGGTGGCCACCACCCGGTAGCCAACAGCAGTTCCGCTAACTGGCGGCGGACGCTGTTGCTTCCGTAGGGTTTGCGTGGGCAGTCTCCACTACCTCAAAATCCTCAACGGACACAAGCCAAGTGTCATAGTCGCGGCCTTCACGTTTATTGACGTTGAGCTGATGCCACGCCATAAACATGATGTCATCGATACCGATACCAGCCTGTAGATCGCTGGCGCGGCGCTTGAACTTGCGTTCCCACGCAGCAGCCGTAGCAATTGTCGTTGTGACTTGCTCTGTAACCAATTCCGCTGCTGGTGTCTTGAACGACACCTTGATGGTTAGTTTCACGCCGTCACGTCCTCAACCAGCACGCCACCAGTGATGGTGATTTCGATTTCGGACAGTTCACCGACCGAGCCGTTGACGAGATCAAGTGACTCGAGGTATCCGCCAGTGATTTGGAACTCAGGGTTGGTCGTTGAAATGCCAGACGAGGTTGGCTTTACTGCGACGTACACGTTGGTGCCGACAAGGCTGGTGAGGTCAACGTACGTGCCGGGCGATGCCGAGTACTCCATGAGCAGCGTGGCGGTCACGGTCACGTTGGTGAGGCCACCGACAAACTGGCGGCCTGTGTTGCCAAACGAAGTGGAGTCAAGCGCTTCACGCGACTTGGTGATGACCACAGACTTGCACTGATCGGTCAGGTCTTTGATTCCGGCAAGGTTGACACCGATGCCGAATGTTGGGGAAGCCAGGTAAGTGGTTGCGTTAGCCATGTAGCGAATCTCCTCTACGTCGAGGGTCGCTGCTTACCCGTAGGGCAGTCTAGTAGCCCTAGGGGCTTACTTTGGTGCGTATCGTCAGCTCGTAGGCAGGGTAGTCAGCGCCACCGTACGACACCGTGGTTGGGCGTGCATCGGTCAAGCCGATTTGTGCAGCGCGAATCAAATCAATGTTGTCCAGCAGGCTGTCAAGCGTCCTATTGTCACCAGTGCCCAAAGCAGTCATAACGACACGGAATTCCATGTCAGCGACCACGTTGGTTGCCATCATGATGGTCGGTGCCTCGACAAGTGCGCATGGTGGGTTCATGTTGCGTGGATCATCAAACACACGCAGCCCGGTAATCGTCTGCAGTTTGGTGACCAGTTGGTCGTAACCATCCTTGAACATGTTTGACATGTCAGGCCACCTGTGGCTTATTGACTCCGAGCAAACGCAGGATTTGACCGTAGTTGCCTGTGACCGGGCCACCTGTGGCTAGTGGGTCAAACGACGCAAACGCCTCGGTGGAGCCGCGTTCACGGTAAAGGATTGCCGCGTACTGGACGGTGCCGAGCTTTACCGCGCCATCAGGCACGGTGGTCGGTGAGTCAAAATAGCCTGACTCTTCGCGTTTACGGTAGGCAAATTGGTTGGCTGCGCTCACTGCCATGTTGGCTACGTCAAGGTCAGCACTCGGGTTCGTGAACGTGAAGCCAAGGTAATCCTCAACATCGCCCAGGACAATCCACGAGCACGTCACCGAGTATGTGCATGTCCCGGTTGCAGCTGCTCGATCAGCATCAGCCGTAGTCAGCGCAAACAGCACCTGATTGGGGATAATGGTGTCAGTGTCGTACTGGTAATCGCCTTGTTGCGATACGCCAATGAAGTAGTACTCGGGCAACGCCAGAATCTTGTGCGTGCCATTCCACGTGGCATTGATGCCAGACAGGGTGATTGACTGCCCTACCTCAAAGCTGTGGTTCTCCAGCAACTGAACGACGGCAACATTACTAACTACCTGTTTATGGGTAAGTGAGTAAGTTGCCACCGTTCAGTGTCACCTGGAGGGAGTGAACTTAGGCGATTTCAACGAACTTGCTGGCATCAAGCATCAAGGTCGCGAGGTATCCGCGGAACTTGATGATGCGTGACAGCGAGCCATCGGTGGCTTCGACTTGGATTGCACCCTTTTGCTGTTCGTAAATCTCAAAGCCATCGGCGGCACCGATTGCGAGGAAGTCGCTCTCGTATGGGCACACTACGACTGAGAGGCCGAATGCGTTGGCTGACAGCGTGCCGGGGGCGACGTTGCCGAATGCGTTCATTGGGCCGACCTGTGGGAACAGTGGACGGTCAGCGGTGTCGCTGAGCTGTCCGAGTGCACCCCAGAACGAAGGCGATGCGAACAAGTGGGTTGGCAGGTGCGTGCTGGCGTTGAGGATGGTCTGCGACGCGCCGTAGATCCATGCTGCCCATTCAGCCGGGTCAGTTGTGTCAAAGGCGGCGCGCGTGGTGGTGATGCCAGCCTTGAGCGCAGCTTCTACTGCGTCCTCGGTTTGCTTGCCGTATTCACGTGACATGTCATCCACGAGTGCACCCAAGACTTCGGGTTCGCTCCAGTCAATGTCCTCCTCGGACAACTTGACGTAACCGCCGTACACAGCCTTGGTGACGTTTTCCTTGGCGACGACAAACGTGCCTGCATCAAGCGGCTGGTTTTCGCCATTGCTCAAACCAATCGTGGTGTGCGTGGTCACCTTCGGGCGTGAAAACACTTTGCCGCCACCGGGCATCGCGCGTGCACCGATTGCATCGATGACTGGGCGACGACCGATCAGGTTGTTGTACACCGGGCCAAGAATTGGCGTTGGCAAAAGGCCAGGCGTGTCAGTCGTGACAACATCAGGTGCAGCAGCCTTCAGATTGGCGAGGAACTCGGCAGCAATTGCGCCACCCTGGCACAGCTTGCTGATGTATTCGCCAGCGGTTGGCATAACGAATTCTTTCTTTGGTGCAGCGAACAGCATTTGTGGTGCTGGTGCTGGTGCTTCTACGGATGCTTCGACCTTGACTTCGGACATTGTGGTTGTCTCCTCTTGTGGTTCGGTCGCTGCAACCTCTGTAATCATAGCACCCTTGAAAGCAGGCGCAGTCACAAGCGACAGCTCTACCCAGTTTGCCTTTTTGATGACCATGGTGCCGTTGTCGTCGTAAGAAGCGTCAACTACGTCAACGCCTACCGATACCGAGTCAACTGCCTCATCCTTGATCAGCTCAAGCATGTCGTTGCCTTCGCTGGTGGCGCTGATTCGGGCCGTAAAAAGCATGCCTTCCTCGGAGTCCAGTCGCCCGGTGACCACGCCTACTGGCTGCTCGGAATCGTGGTACTTGAGCAGTTTGGGTTTCTTGCCAGTGATTGGCAGTGAGCCGCGCTCAAAGCGAACTCGAGTTCCGTCGCTGACGGTTGCTTCGGTGTTCCAAGGTACGGCAACACCACTGATCGAGCGTGGTG